AGTGGAACGCCGCCGTGCCGACGAAGCCATACTTCTACCGCGTCGAACATTGGGCCGTCATGGGCAAGACCACGCACGCGGATCGGCTGCTCTCATTCGTATCGCGCCCCGTTCCGGATCTGCTCAAGCCCTCCTACAACTTCGGTGGCATGAGCTTATCGCAGCTGATCGAGCCCTACGTGGTGCGCTGGTTATCGACCGTCCAGGCGGTGAATCAGCTGATCAGCAATTTCAGCATCATCAACCTGGCAACCGACATGCAGGCGGTTCTGGCCCCAGGCGCCGGGCAGGAGGACTGGAACGGATTCCTGAATCGTGCCCGTATGTTCGTGCAGAACCGGAACAACCAGGGGCTGTTCCTGAGTGACAAAAACAAAGAGGAACTGAAACAGCTGACCGTATCGCTGGCTGGCCTGTCAGAGCTTCAGGCGCAGGCACAGGAGCATATGGCGGCCCCGACGCACATTCCGCTGGTCGTGCTGACAGGCATCACGCCCTCCGGCCTGAATGCTTCGAGCGACAGCGAGATACAGGTGTTCCACAACTGGATCGGCAGCGTCCAGGAGGCCGACGCGCGCCCACATATCGATAAGATCCTGATCGCGATCCAGCTGAACGAGTTTGGCGATGTGGATGAGGATATCGGTTACGAGTTCGTAGACCTCGAGCAGCCAAACGCCGAAGCGCTCTCGCGCATTCGCAAGGCCGATGCAGATGCGGGCATTGCCTACATTCAGGCCGGCGTCGTGGATCCGGATGAGGAACGCAAGCGCCTGGCTACGGATCCCAGCAGCGGCTATAACAATCTGACGGGCCTCGCGCCTGGGCCGCCGGAAGTGGATGAGCCGCTGCCGGGGGAAGGCGGCGATGATATTGATTCGGTGGGGAAATGAGCGCCCGTGGCGTACTTCGCATTGTCGAAGGCGATTGTCTCGGATTCTGGTGCCCAGGCTGCGAAGAAATGCACGTCGTCACGAATGGATGGGCATTCAATGGCAACTATGATAAGCCAACGTTCACGCCCAGCGTTCTAGTCACATCTGGCCATTACACGCCGCGCTATAAGGCCGGCGATCCGTGCTGGTGCACATTCAATCGCGACAATCCAGGAACGACTACGTTCGAATGTTTCCGCTGCCATACGTTCGTGACCGATGGCGTGATCAACTTCCTGGATGACTGCACGCACGCGCTTAAGGGCAAGCAGATTCCGATGAAGCCGTTCGAATGAAACTGCGCGCGCCCAAGCCAACGACGGTCCCAGCCGTGCGCGCCAGCGCAGCGCTTGAGAACTGGTATCTGGTGCGCCTACAAAAGATGTTGGATGACATGCATCGCAGCATCACTTTGCATCTGCGCGCGGCATGGAAGCGCGAGGATCCGGATATCGGATTCGCCCAGGATGAGGGCAGCGAGGCATTCTGGAAGCGCGTGTTCACGAAATGGGGACGCGACTGGATAAGCAAATTCGATGATCTCTCGCTCGATATGGCCAAGATGTTCGCCGGGCGCAATCGCCAGTACACGGATACGGCCGTGCAAGCATCCTTCAAAAAGGCTGGTTTTACCGTGTCTTTTAACCCGACGCAGCGAATGACCGATGCCTATCGAGCGGTCGTCTCTGAGAATGTGAATCTGATCAAATCGATTCCGCAGCAGTATCTAAAAGACGTGCAGACGACGGTGTTCACGAATGTGATGAAGGGCGGGGATCTTCATGCGCTGGGCACGTCACTGGCTAAAACCTACGGCGTCAGCCTGCGGCGCGCATCGCTGATTGCACGCGATCAGAATAGAAAAGCCTTCGCGATCATGGAAAACGTCCGCCGCCAGGAACTAGGCGTTACGCAGGCGCGCTGGCTGCACAGCGGCGGGGGCAAAGAGCCGCGGCCCTCGCACGTGCGCGCCGGCCGCGATCGCGTGATTTTTGACTTATCGAAAGGCTGGTACGATCCTGATGTGGGCGAGAACATCTGGCCAGGCCAGCTCGTTTCGTGCCGGTGCGTCTCGATCGCGATCATTGAGCCATTTGAGGATTAGCCATATGAAACTCGGCCGCCTGCCACGCAAGTTTGATACACGCATCCCCAAGATGGATGCGCTGATCTTCGGCGCGACGCTTCCGCCGATCCCGACAGAGATCGACTACACCAGCGGAATGCCCGCGGATCTGGGCGTGATGCTGAACGATAGCTTAGGCGACTGTACGTGCGCCGCGGTCTATCACGCGATCCAGGTCTGGACATTCAACGCGCTGTGCGTAATGGAGACGGAGCCCGACGCGCAAGTGCAGGCGCTGTACTCAGATGCCTGCGGCTATGTGCCAGGCAATGCCAGCACCGATCAGGGCGGCGATGAACAGGCGGTTCTGAATTACCTGCTCAACAGCGGCGCCCCGATCAGCGGCGGCGGTACGCAGAAGATCGCAGCCTATGTCGAAGTGGATCCCAGCAAGTTGGATGATCTGCGCCGCACGATCTACGACTGCGGCGTGGCGTACATCGGCTTCAACGTGCCGAACTTCCTGATGAGCGGCCTGACTGCGGGCGGCTCCATCTGGGATGTTGATCCATCGGGCGACAACACCATTGCCGGCGGCCATGCGGTGATTCTCGCCGGCTACCTGGCGAATGGAAACTTCAAAGTGATCAGCTGGGGCAACGTTTACGAAATGACGCCAGCGTTCGTGGCGCAGTTCGTCGATGAGGCGTATGCGATCGCTGATGCCGATTGGATTGCGACCACTGGCAATTCGCCTTGCGGGCTTTCGATCAGCGATTTAGAGGCGCAAATGCAGGCGCTTAAATTCGCGCAGTAGCGCAAATTTGACGAGCCGATTGCAGCGCCATATGCTTTCGCTCAAGTTATCGAAGGATCACAGTGCTTGCAGCTTCCGTTAGCCCTCGACAAGTCGCTCCGCTCGGTAGATGCGGATGGGCACTTGCGTGTGGAAATGTGCCGGGTCTCGAAGGCGAACATCTGCCCGTATTACGGCCGAGAGATCCCGAACGCTCAAGCGCTGGGGCTCGATCCGGATCGCATGTACAGGCTGTTTCGCGATCCCAAGGAACTGGCCAAGGGCGCGGACACAGGCACCGGCAAGCCGCTGCTGATTCGTCACGTTCCTATCAGCGCGGATCTGCCCAGCAAGGATTCATGGGTCGGAACCATCGGAACCTGCACGTTCGAGGATCCGTATCTGGTTTGTCGCCCGCTGACAGTGCTGACGGCCGAGGCCATTGCGCTGATCGAATCCGAAGCGCAGCGCGAACTGAGCGCCGGCTATCGCTACACTGCGGACATGACGCCAGGAATCTGGGGCGGGGAAGCCTACGATGGGGTCATGCGCGATCTGCAATTCAATCATTTTGCGCTTGTTTCCGAGGGCCGCGCGGGCCCAGACGTTCACGTTGCTGATGAAGCACCACCGGAGTTAAGAGCCATGCCCCTGAAACACGCTGCCCGTATCGAAGCCTTGAAGCCGTTCCTGGCAAAAGATGCCGATCTGATCGCGCTCGATGCCGAGATCGACAAAGAGGAAAAGGCCCAGGATGAGGCCGAAGAAAAGGCCGAGGACGAAAAGAACGACTGCTACGGCCATGCTGCGGACGAATGGGAAAAGATGTCCGCGAAGGACAAGAAGTCCGCGCGCGACAAGTGGGCCAAGGACAAGGCCGCCAAAGACAAGAAGGCAAAGGATGCCAAGTCCGCAAAAGATGCGGATCCGGATCATCGCGATGATTTCGATGGCTCCAAGGATTCAGCGATCACGCAGGCCGCGATGGACGCCGCGATTGCCGCCGCCGTTGCGCCGGCCACTGCCGCCGCCGCAGAACTGGCACGCAAGCAAACGCGCGAACTGTTCATTGCGCTGGAAGCCGTGAAGCCGATCGTCGGCGTCCTGGCGATGGATAGCGTGCAGTCGGCCGATGAGGTCTACGCCTTCGCGCTCAAGCACGCCAAAGTGAACATCAATGGCGTGCATCCCTCCGCCTATCCCGCGCTGCTTGATGTGGTCAAGTCGCGCACCGCGCCCGTCAAGTCGCGCGATCCGTCGATGGCGATGGATGACAAGGGCAATCCGATCACGATTGCGGATATCTTCAACCTGAAGTCCAAAGCCGCCTGAAGCATCGGGTTCAATTCACTTTTTAGAAATAGGTAGCCAGCTATGAGCCTCACGCAAGACGGAACCCAGAACTTCGTTAACGATAAGCTGCCCGTTGGCGTTGCAGGCGACTTCGCTGGCTCGCCGACCTACGCGACGGTGCTTTCAGGATCTGAATTTGCTGTCGCCGCTCCGCCCGGCGTCACGGTCGGCTGCTTTGCCTGGTACAACCCGGCGACGGGCCTGGGCTCGAACTACTACCAGCCGGCCAACCTGCTGGGCTTCGTGCATCGCGAAGGCCAGGCGTTGATCACGACATTCCTGGGCTTCAATGCCTCGACCGTGCTGACTGGCAACGGGATCACGATGTATAACCAGGGCTCGTTCCTGGGGCAGTTCCTGGGCGGCGGCACGGTTGGCCAAAAGGTCTATTGCGATCCGCTCTACGGCACGCTGACCGCCAATGCTACGGGCAATGGCGTCAGCGCCAGCGTCGCGGCATCATCCCTGGCCAACACGGGCGTGTTGACCACGGGCACAGTGACTGGCAGTGCAATCGCCATCGGGCAGGTCGTCACTGGCACCGGCATCCCGGCCGGGAGCTACATCGCTTCGGGCAGCGGCACGACCTGGCAGCTGGCCAATGTCGTTCCGATCGCTTCGGGCAGTTGGCCCGTCGTGGCCTCAGAAACGATCGCGACGCAGGGCGTCTACGAAACGCCTTTCCACCTGGAACAGAGCATCGATGTCAATGCCGTGGCTACGGGCAGCTCAATCGCGGCTGCCGTGTCGCCCGCACCTGGCGGCGTTTTCACCGTCGGCACAGTGACGGGCGGCACGTTCAAAGTCGGCTACTTCCTGAGCGGCGGAAGCATTCCGGCCGGCGCTGTGGTGCAGCTGTTGCAGCTGCTGACGGGCACGGGCGGCACCGGATCGACGTTCCTGACCAGTTACGCATCGGCAGTGACAAGCTTCACTGCGACGGGCATTACCGGACAGACCGGCCGCATTTCAAGCTGGGGTTAATCAGCGCCTTTAACGGTTCATTCGAGGAATTTTTATGAACGAAGTGATGGCATTCGACAGCGGAAAACTTGCCGCAGCCGTGCGCGCAGGATTCGGCCGTGCGCTGATTGAAGAACTTGCATCCGAACGGTACGGGATCAAGTTCGCCCCCGAGCTCGGCCAGATGGACTGGTTCAAGCCCGCTCTTCCGATGAACAACTTCAAGATGGCCATGGACGTGCAAAGCGAGTTGGTCACTGTCAGCAACTCTGGCATCCCTTCCTATCTGGCCAACTTCCTTGATCCGCGCCCCATCATGATTTTGGTCTCGCCCCTGAAGGCCGCCATCATCGCAGGCGAGCGCGGGATCGGTGACTGGCTGACAGAATCGGCGCAGTTCATCACGGTGGAGCAGACGGGCGAGACGGCCAGCTATGGCGACTACAGCCAGAATGGGCAGTCGAACGTGAATGCCAACTTCCCCTCGCGCCAGAACTACCTGTTCCAGGCGTTCCTGCAATACGGGGACTTTGAACTGGGCCGCGCAGGGCTTGCGAAACTGGATTGGGCTGCCCAGCAGCAGGCCGCGAATGCGACCACGCTGATGAAGCAGCTGAACAACGTCTATTTCTTCGGCGTCGGCAATCTTCAGAACTATGGTCTGATCAATGCCCCCACGCTGCCGCCCAGCATCACGGCCGCTTACGCCTGGCTGACAAGCCCCACCGCCAATGCGAACACGATCTATCAGGACATTCTGCGCATGTGGATTCAGATGCAGGCGCAGACCGGCGGCGTGGTCGAGAACGATGCCAAGATCGTGCTGGCCATGTCCAACGAACAGGCCGGCGCCCTGAAGTCGATCACGCAGTACAACACGAACAGTGTTGAACAGCTGCTGAAGCAGAACTTCCCCAATATCCGCATCGAAACGGCCGTGCAGTACGCCACGGCTTCGGGCCAGCTGGTGCAGATGATCGTCGAGGATCTGGAAGGCCAGAAGACCGTCGAAGTCGCCTTCAGCTCCAAACTGATGGCGCACTCGATGGTGCGAGATACATCCAGCGTCAAACAGAAGCGCTCCGCCGGCGGCTTTGGCGCCTGGTGGGCAAGGCCGTTCTTGCAAGTAAGCATGATTGCCTGACACCGGAGGGGCCGTGCTTTCACAATTCGGCCCCCCTCCGCGCTTTGGCTTGGGCTATCGCGCGAATTGGAATCCCATCGCCTGCGCGCCTTGCGGCGCGCAGGAAATGACCGCAGCGCCTGGCGGCGTGATCCTGGGCCGCTTCGGCTGGGCGGATCCCAACAATGGCCAAGTCTCCAATCTCTACACGCCTGGCGCCCGTCTGGGCTGGGTCTGCCCGACGCGCGGAACATGGGGCCGTGTGTACTGGAACGGCTTCGCCTGGGTTCTGCGGCAGGGCCTGGGCTGCGTGCTCGCGCTCATCGGGGATTTTCACGCCCGCTTCTGCAACGGATCGACGGTGGGCCAGGCCGTCTACGCGGATTCGATCACCGGCCAGCCCTACAGCGGCAATGTCACCGGATCAGCGATCTTGACGCCCTGGACCGTCGTGACGCAGGCTTACGCTGGCGATTGGGCGATCATCAGCACGATGACGCCCCCGCTCACAACCTAAGAGGCACATATGGCAATGGTAAAAGTAGGCTGCAAACTCACGCACGGCTTCATTATGGAAATCGTGACGCAAGGGCCCATGAATCTGCCGGCGCCAGCGGGCGAGCGCGTGGAAATCAAGGGCGCCAATTCATTGCTTGTGGATGGCATGGGGCGCCAGATCACGGATGGCTTCGCGTTCACGGATGTGCCTGAAGAACTGGCCAAAGAGTGGTTCCGCGTCAATGCCAACACGAAGATGGTCAAAAACGGCTTCGTGATCATGCAATCGGACAAGAAGTCGATCGAAGCGCAGGCCAAGGAACACGTGGCCGAACGCACGGGCCTGGAAGCGCTGAATCCGGATCGCGATCCGCGCTCGCCCAAGAATGTGAAGCCGTACACCAAGAACGACAAGCCCGAAAGCGCCGCAGCCTGATGGGCAACGCCGCGCCCGTCGTATTCGATCCGGTCGCCTTCATAGGGGCGTTCCCATCGTTTACCTCGGTGCCGGCGCTCATGCTCCAGTTCAATTTCGATCTGGCCTGCCTTCAGCTGGATAACACGCCGAACAGCCCGGTCTGGAATCAGAACACGCGCCAGATGCTGCTGTGGCTGCTGACGGCGCATTTAACGGCGCTGCTCAATGGCGTGAACGGCGAGCCCCCGCCTGGCATGGTCGGACGCCTCGCGAACGCCGCAGAAGGATCCGTCAGCGCAGCGACCGTGTGGGATGCGCAGACTTCCAGCCAGCTGGTCGCGAGCCTCCAGCAAACGCAATGGGGCGTGCAGTATCTGGCCGCCACGGCGAGCCTCACGGGCGCGCGCTACATGCCAGCGCCCTGCCAGCCCAATGGCGGCGTCACGGGCCCGTTCTTTTTCGTCCAGCCGCCTGGGCCCTGGTGTGGCTAAATGGCTATCGTCAGCGCCACGCTCACGGGCGGCGACAAACTGATTGCCCATCTGAAGGGCACAGCTGAGCGGCTGGCCACGGGCCGATCGGTCGCGGTCGGCTTTATCGACAAAGCCACTTATCCGCCAGACCGGCAGGAGCGCTTCGAGCGGCGCCTGGCCAAGTATCAGCGCAGCGCCGATCGGGCTTTGCGTACCGCCCAGAGCCCTCCCAAGCCCGGCCAGGGCAACCTGCGGCGCGTGAAGGTCTATAAGAGGGTAGGCCCGCACGCGCCATCCAAGCTGCTCTATGTGGCTCAGGTGGCCTTCTGGAACGAGTTCGGGACTGTGCGGGCGCCCCCGCGGCCGTTCTTCCGGGGCATGATCGAGCGCCAATCCCCAAGCTGGGGCCCTTTGATGGCCCGGCGCCTGAAGGCAAACCGCTTCGATGCCGCCCGCACGCTCGATCAGATGGGCAGCACGATCAACGATCAGCTGCGCCAGTCGATCGTCGATCTGACCAGCCCTCCCAATGCGCCCTTCACGATCATGATGAAAGGCGGGGCATCAAAGCCGTTGGTGGATAGCGGCCAAATGCTCAATTCCACCAGCTGGAAGGTGGACGCCTGATGGATCTGCATTCGATGGTCGCACGCGGCATCGGCGCAGTGAATCCGCTGATCCAGGCCGTCTATCTGAAAAGCGCCGGGGCTGCGCCCACGAACGAGGATGGCTCCCAGCTGCCGACCTATTGGGCCCCCGAGGCGCTAACGGTCGATGTACAGGCGGCCAGCGGCCAGGATCTTCAGCACGTCGACAATCTGAATATGCAGGGCGTGTACCGCAAGATCTACCTGCGCGGCAACGCCCAGGGAATCGTGCGCACGGATATGAAGGGCGGGGATCTGTTCTATTTCCCCCAGGTCAAGGGCGGCGCGCTGTGTCGCTGGCTGGTCGCTTCGGTCCCCGAGACCTGGAGTGACTGGAGTTGCGTTATCGTGTGTCTGCAACTATGAGCACTACCGTAACCCCCACGCGCTCGGATGTGATGAAGGCCCTGCGCGCTTTCATTCAATCGCTGGTGGGCACGAATATCGAAGTGATCGAAGGCTTGGGCAATCGCGTGGCGATGCCGCGCGCTGCGACTACGCCCGGCGGCGTGCCAGGCCCCAAGGGCTTCATCGTGCTGACGTGGATCCTGCAAAACACGCTTTCCACGAATCTGGACAGCTACGCCGATCCGTTCCCCTCCAATGGCAACGGCAAGACGGTAAGTGTGGATCTAGCGGTGACAGTCCAGTGCGATTGCTACGGCCAGCAGTCGGCCAATTGGGCCACGATCATCGCGACGATCATGCAGGATCAGTATGCATCCGATCAGCTGCTGCCCGTGTGCGCACCGCTGTATGCCGATGCGCCGCAGATGGCCGCGCTGATCGATGAGGAACAGCAGTACTTGGAGCGATGGACGTTCGGGCTGCATATCAACTACAACCCGCAGATCACTTTCGTGCAGGACTTCGCCACGGATCTGGCCCCCGGCGTGTTCAACGTCGAAGTAACATTTCCCGTCGATGCGCCGCCGATACTGTGATTTTTTACCCAGCAGCGTTGCCCGTGTATTATCGCCCTAGTCCGGCCGTCCGCCTGCGGAGCTTTTAAGATGACGAATAGCATTCCAGCATCCCAATTCATGGCGGTCTATCCCGGCGTCCTGAGCGCCGGCGGCAATGCGCTAAGCCTCAACTCGGTGTGGCTGGATGAAGATACAAGCATCCCGATCGGCACCGTTAATGGCTTCCCCAGCCTCGCGGCCGTCGAGGACTGGTACGGCCCCGCTTCAAATCAAGCCTTCCTTGCGAGCAACTACTTTGGCGGCTTCGTCAATTGCCAGTCGCTCCCCTCGATGCTCTGGCTCGTCCAGTACAACGCCAGCGCCGTCGCAGCCTATGTGCGCGGCGGCTCCGTCGCGGCGCTCACCCTGGCCGAACTTCAGGCGTTCAATGCCGCCCTTACCGTTACCGTGAACGGGACGCCCTACACGACGGCCAGTATTAACCTGGCTGCGGCGACCAGCTTCAGCAATGCGGCGACGATCATATCGGCCGCACTAACGACTGCCAGCGCCCCGGCCGCGTGCACTTACGATGCGCTGCGCGATGCGTTTGTGATCACTTCAAACACGACCGGCACGGGCAGCACGATCAGCTTTGGCAGCGGCGGATTGGGCACGGATCTGAATCTGACGCAGGCGCTGGGCGCCGTGCTTTCGCAGGGCGCCGCCGCGGCTACGCCTGCCGGGACAATGGCCGGCGTCACCGCAGCGCTTCAGAACTTCGCCAGCTTCATGACCACGTTCCAGCCGGCCACTTCTGTCATGCAGGCGCTTGCCGAGTGGAATGCAGCACAGAATGATGCCTACGCTTATGTGCCCTGGGATTCTAACGTGCTGATCACTGAATCCCCCCCGCAGCCGACGATCCTCGCGCAGCTGATTGCAGGCATCGATGGCACGGCGCCGCAGTACGATGCGACGGGCGCGATCGCCGCGTTCATCTGCGGCGTGATTGCCTCGATCAACTTCCAGCAGAAGAAGGGCTATCTGACCTTCGCCAATATCAGAAGCCCACTGCTTACCCCGAACGTGTCCAATCAGACCGTGTACGACAACGTGATCGCCAACGGCTACAGCTGTTATGCGGCGATCGCCACTGCCAACCAGAACTTCGAGTGGTACGAAAACGGACAGGTCAGCGGCGCATGGGACTGGCTCGATGAGTACGTATTCCAGATCTGGCTGACCAATCAGCTACAGCTTGCCGGCATGGAACTGCTGCAAGATGTGCCCTCGATCCCCTTCAATCTGTCCGGCGCTGAACTGATCGCATCGGCCTACGCCGGGCCAATCAGCGCGGGCGTAAACTTCGGTGGCATACAGGCGGGCGTGCCGCTTACCGCCTCGCAGGAACTGGCGATCACCAACGCCGTGGGCGCAGCCGCTGTAACGGCACTGTTCAATCAGGGCTGGTATCTGTCGGTCCCGATCCCCTCCGGCAACGTGCAAAGCACGCGCGGCCCGTGGCCCGCGACTCTTTTTTACGTCAATGCCGGTGGTGTTCAAAGCCTTGAACTCGCCTCGATCGACGTGCAGTGAGATAACCCATGCTTACCTCTGAAAACAGCATCATCACGATCAGCGTTCAGGAAGTGTTCGGTGGCACGCCGCAGCAGCTTTCCAACTTCGCGACCGACGATATGTATGACGCCCCCGAAGTGAAGCCGGGCGAGGCGGTCATGGGCACCGATGGCATTCTGACGGCCGCCGCGCTTCCGGTGCCGATTGAATTTCGCTTCATGCTGATGGCCGATAGTCCATCGATCACGAACATCATGGAGCCGTGGTTCGGGCAGGAGCAGCAGCAGAAAGCCAAATACGTCGCCACAGTCGCCCTGCTGATCCCGCAGCTGAACAAGCGCTATTCAGGCAGCGGGTTCCTTACCAGCTACAAGCCCGCGCCCAAGGCCGGCAAGTTCCTGAGCGCTGCGATGGAATACGGGCTGACGCTGCAATCCTTCCTGCCCAGCCCGATGTAGCCCGTGACACGCAAGCGCGAGGAAATCACGATCACGGAAGCCGATCGCGATCACGGGAAAACCTTCGTTCTAAACGAGATGCCATCCTTTCAGGCCGAGCTCTGGGCTGGCAAAGCACTGCACATGATCCTGCGCGCCGGGCGCGAACTGCCCCCTGGCGCTGCCGGCGCAGGTGTTGCGGGACTCGCCGCTACATTCGGGGCTGCCAATGGCGTGCTATCGGAACTTGAGGAACTACATTTCATTTTGCAGCATCCTGATCTTTCAGAGGTATTAGGATGCATCAAGTTCAAGAATCCTGCCGGCATCGAAATGCCGATCACTTTCGATGTGAATTGCCAGATCGATGAAATCCGCACATGGAAGCGCCTGCGCTTCAGGCTGCTGACACTTCACACGGGTTTTTCTATGCCCGTAGAATCCCAAACTACGGGCTTGAAATCTTCGCAAAGCGAAGCCCCAAGCACCTAGACTATGTGAACGTTCCCCGCATCATCGCGGATCTGGTCACATCCAAGATTTGCACTCTCCATGAGTTGCAGACAATCTACTCCGCAGAGGACGCCTATAACCTCCTGGAGATCCTGAACGTGAATGCCGCCAACGCGATCCGGAGCAAGCCAGATGGCTGAGGGCACCGTAGTCGATGCTCTTTTAATGACGCTTGGCCTTGATGATAAGGACTTCAAGCGCGGGCAGGAGGAAACGACAAAGCGCACAAAAGAGATGCGCAATGTCACCAAGTCTGCCAGCGAGGACATGGCCAAAAGCCTTGCGCAAGTGGCTAAGCAATTCACGCTCGGCGCCCTGGGCGTCGGCAGCATGGTCGAAGCGGTTCGCACCTTCGCGCGAGTGGTCGGGCAGAATGACCAGCTGGGGCTGCTGGCGAACAATCTGGGCGTTAACGTAACGCAGCTGAACGCTTTGGGAAATGCAGCGGAAACGGCCGGCGGAAAGTCTGCCGATATTAACTCGGCCCTTGCGCTGATCAATAAAGAAGCGACGCAGCTGCGAAATTTCGGGCCCGATGCATTCTCCAATCTGTTCCGCCTGGCGCGCTTCGATCCGCTGGACCCCCTGACGCATCAGCCTAAAAATCCCGTGGAAGGCTTTAAGGCCATTGGTGATTTCTTCAGGGACTTTGAGGCGAAGAACGGGCGCATTGCCGCGCTTAATGTCGCGGAGCAGTTCGGATTTACCGAAGGCGCTTTCCGTATATTGGAGCAGGGCACGACAGGGATCGATGCGCTGATTAAAGCCGAGGAAAGGCTCGGGGCAGAAACGAAAAAAGATGCCGATGCCGCGCGCGAACTGGATGCGGCATGGACGCAGCTTGGACACACTTTCGCGCAAAGGGGGCGCGATATCACAACGACCGCTGCGCCGGCGCTTAACTGGTTTCTAAGGGGCCTCACAGATGCGGTCGGCGGAACAACAGGCGGACAGCTTGGGAATGATCTCTACGACCTGTTCCACAACGGCGGATACAATCCCAATGCGCCGGGCGTGGCCCACGGAAAGATCAATCGCGGCGGCACCGTGTCGGATCGCAACAACAATCCGGGGAACCTGAAGCCTAGCGGCTTCTCTTATCCTGGGCAGACCGGAGTGGACGCTAACGGCTTCGCCATCTTTGCCACGCCGGAGGCCGGACGCGCGGCGCTTCAGGGGGATCTTCGCGCCAAGTTCAACCGCGGCGATAACACGATCAGCAGCCTGATCACGGACTACGAAGGCCACGATTTCAAGCACAACGACATAGGCGCATACATCGCAGCCGTCTCGCAGCAGACGGGCCTGGGCGCGAATCAGCCTTTCAGCGCCGATCGGCTCGAGCAGATCTCGCGCGCGATCACGCGGCAGGAGGGCACCAGCGGATTCGGTGGCACGAATAATACGCATTCGGTCGATATCGGAACGATCGTCATTAACACGCAGGCGACCGATGCGGCGGGAATAGCGGCTGACATGAACAATCAGCTACAGCGCAAAAAGACTCTGGCGCTGGCGGATGGGAGCTCAAGCTGATGCCCATCCCCAATCTGTTCCCCAATGTCCCGAATGTGCCTGGCGCGCCGCAGATCCCGCGCAGCCCCGATGCGCCCACATCGACAACGCCTGCGCTAGCGGATGATTCAACGCAATCGGTACTTGCAAGTTCCGCTAACGGATCCCCGTTGTGGGGCGTATTCGATTCCTCCGGGAATCTTGCGATCAATGCCGATTCTGTGCGCAACTTCGACTGGCGACAGGAATATAGAATCGGGAACTATCCGGTGCAGCAAGGAAGTTTTGCCAGTTACGACAAAGTGACGGTGCCTTACGAATGCGCCGTGCGCGTCGTGTGCACGGGCGATATTGATTATCGGTCGGACTTTGTTTCTCAGGTTCAGGGCGTGATAGCTTCGCTGGATCTCTATACCATCATCACCCCAGAGGAAAGCTATCAGAACTGCAATGTGACGCGCGGCGAATTGTCACGCCATGAGCGCAACGGCGCTTATGTCATTGTCTACGATCTTTTCTTTCAGCAGATCATTCAGGTGACAGGCCAATATGCGGCCACGGCCAACACGGCGAACGCGCAGCAGCCGACTGCCCAGGGCGTCGTTAATAACGGGCAGGTCAATGCGACGACGCCCACGCCTGCGGCCCAGAACGCGGCCACTTCGGCTCTAAACCAGCAGACTCAATAATGCTTGGCGTCCCCTTAAGCCCGGTCCCCTCCCAGACGCTGCAAGTAGTGCTCGACGGCCAGAATGTGCAGCTGTCGGTCTATCAGTTGCCGACAAAAACATATCTTCCTGGCGCTGGCTACGTGGGCGATGCGCCGCTGTTCATGGATGTCAGCTTAGGCGGCGTTGCTGTGGCGACCTGTCGCAGCTGCCTGAATGGCGTGCGCGTGCTGCTGGATGAGCAGTACAGCGATTTCGTCGGCGATTTCGTGATCGTCGATACCCAGGGCGACACCGATCCGGTCTATACGGGGCTAGGGACTCGATACCAGCTGGTGTACATGGAGGCCAGTGATCTGGGGGAAAGCTCCACCGGCACGGTGATTACACCGACGCCGCCCGCGCCTTTGCCGCCGACGAATCCTGCGATCTACTATCCCGTAACACCCGCCGAGCTTGCCGCTGGCGTGACGCCTCTCAATTATGGATACAGCGCTGGAAACGTAGTGAGGTACGGGGCTGACCCGACGGGCTTTAACGACAGTACCGTCGCTTTTGCTGCTGCTATCGCGGTAGCCTCTCAAAATCTTGGCCCGATGGTCTGGATCCCTGCCGGTCAGTTCAATATCAGTTCGACGCTAAACATCGCCTCGGGTAAGCAGGTCAACATACAGGGCGCAGGAAAATTCCTCTCTATCCTGTACGGCACTGGATTTGGCAGCGATGTTCCTGTCATTAGCTATAACGGCACGGGAGCAGGAAGCGCCTCGATTGATTCCATTGGCTGTAGAGGGTTCGCCATCTGGTCGAACAACAATCTTGCCAGAGGAATCACGGCAAGCTGGACCACTAACAGCGCTTTTGATGATCTGTACTTCTATGATTGCTACAACGGATGGGTGGGATACACCGCCTTTGGCAATAAGTTCCGCAACAACAATGCCTACAACATCACTAACGCAAGCTACATCCTAAGCACTTATGCGGGCGCTAATGCGGGCTGCTCGAACTCCTTGTTTGAGGGGGTCCGAATGGTGGGCAATGTGGGATGCGCCGTTAATACCGCGACTGATTCTCTCGCCTTCATCGGGTGCGATATCGAAGGCATCATAGGAAACGGAGCGGGATTAGCCCTGGTTCCCCCTACCGGGTGCGTCGTCTCCAACGTCGTCGTGATGGGATCTCATATCGAGAACATCAACGGGACTGCGATTTACTGTGCCGGTGTCGATGCGAATTCTGTCACCGGGTTAGTCGTCAAGGGAAACATTATCAAAGGCGGCTTTGGAGACTCAGCCAATCCTTATGCGGTCAATGCGATCCAGCTGTATCACGTGAACGGATTCGACATCTCTGGTAATAACTTCATTGATTGGGGAACCGATGATGCGACGGGGGGCGGCACACAAGGATACGCCTGCTACTACATGTCCACCGCATCGAACGGAGTCATAGAAAACAATACCTCGGCGCAATCCACCATCGGCGGCACGGTTAAACGAACCGTCCAGAATCTGTGCGATGTTCTGCCGGCAGCTTCGGTGCGCATAGCTAACAACTGGGCTCCAGTGAACGGCACCGGGTATCTGGGTTACACGGTTAACTACACAAACTCCAATGAAGTCACCTTACCGTACTCGTCTACGATTGCCGTAGATGCATCGACAGGGGGCTTGTTTGATATCACGGCTACCAATAACACCGGCTTTACGATCAGCAATCCAACGAACGGATTCAAGGGCAAGACCATCACTTTCAAGATCCGCAATACCTCGGGAGGAGCGCTAGGGGCCGTGACCTGGATGAGCAGCTTCAAGATGTCAACATGGACCAGCCCGGCCAACGCTTATAGCCGCTCTGTCACGTTTTGCTTTGACGGTACTTATTGGATTCAGATATCACAGACGGGCGTGGATGTGCCTAACTAATGGCAGCATCCAGCTTTCAGCAAAAACTTCTGCGAACGACGTTCATCCTCTCGAACAACGCCGTGTTCAACGGCGCCAATAATCAGCTACAGATCGTAGGGCTTCGAACGCTGGCCACCATTCGGGCATCGGGCGCGGGAATCGCGCCGCAAGCGACGATCCAGATCTACGGCATGAAGCAGTCGGATATGAACGCGCTGACCATGCTGGCGTGGCAAGCGCTCACTATCGAGCGCAACACCGTGATTCTGGAAGCCAGCAGCGATGGCGGCCAAAGCTGGAATGCAGTCTTTCAGGGCCAGATCACGACCAGCGGGCCGGACTATACGGCCATGCCTGATGTGTGCCTGCGCGTGGAAGCGACCACGCTCTATTACGAACTGCTGACCCCTGGCGAGCCGCTTGCCTATACCGGCGTTACATCGGTCGCCAGCGCGGTCGCCAAGCTGGCGCAGGGCATCAATTATGGATTCCAGAACAACGGCGTGACGGCGACCTTGCAGAATCCCTATATCCCAGGATCCAGCATTTCGCAGATGAAAACGCTGTGCGATCAGGCCGGCGTCGACTTTTATATCGATCCGCAAGGCGGCCCGAACGGCAAGGGGCTGATTGCGATCACCAACAAAGGACAGCCACGCACGGGCGCGCTTATTCCAACGCTAACGCCGCAGTCGGGCATGGAATCCTATCCGACGCTTGAGTTCTGGGGCTTCACCGTGCGATCCCTGTATAACCCAGCCTATGTGTTTGGCGGCCAGATCATCGTTAAGGGCAGCGATGTGCTGGGGCCGAGCGGTACGCCCTATGCGCTGGGCGCTAACGGCACGTGGTGGATCTACAAAATCACTCACACGCTTGAATCTATCAAACTGAATGGCACCTGGAAGTCAGAACTTGGATGTACTTCGTTTCAGACCCAGGTGATTGCAACGCCATGAGCAGCGTGTACACACAGCAGGATGTTCAAAGCGGCGCATCCGACTACGCCACGACGCAATTTCTGATCAATCAGGCGATCAGGAAGATTCCAGGCTCCCTGCCCGTGCAAGTTATCTCCTGCACTAATAGCGGCGGCGTCGCAGGCTTCGGCTTCGTGAACGTCAAGCCGCTGATCCAGCAGATGGACGGTAATTTTCAGATCGTCCCCAATGGCGTCGGCACGATCTATCAGCTGCCCTACGTGCGAATCCAGGGCGGCGTGAACGCCATCATTCTGGATCCAGTCGCTGGCGATATTGGCCTGGCTGTGTTCTGTTCGCGCGATATTTCGCTGGTGAAGCAAAGCCGCGTGCTATCGGCCCCAGGATCGCGGCGCATTAACGATTGGGCTGATGGCGTTTATATCGGCGGCATCCTGAATTTGGCGCCTACCAACTACCTCGCCTTCACGCAAAACGGGATTGTGCTTCTGTCGACGCAAAAGGTTACGATTCAGGCACCTACCGTGGCAATTCAAGGGAACCTGACCGTGAGCGGAACGACAATCGGGCAAGGTGATGGCACATTCGCTGGCATCGACGTGCAGGAGCACACGCACAGTGGCGTCGAAAGCGGCGGCGATAACACGGGGCCGCCAGTGCCATGAGCGGGCCATTCTCCACGCTTTGCCTTGATGTGAGCACATGGGATCTGATCGCGGACGCTTCCGGGAATGTCGCCGTAGCCAATCCGCCCTATGCCGTCGCTCAAGATGTGGCCTCGGCCCTAAAAACATTCTTCGGCGAAGTCTGGTACGACGATACGATCGGCGTGCCGTATCTGACGACCATTCTGGGGCGCGTTCCGCCCTTGAGCGTATTCAAGCAGCAGATGGTAAGCGCTGCTTTGACAGTCCCCAGCGTTGTCAGCGCGGTGTGCACCATCCAGAATTATTCGCGCGTGACGCGGCTGGTTATAGGACAAGTGCAGTTCACAACCCAGAATGGCACTGTCGGCACTGTCGGCATCGGCTCGCCAGTGCCCGCTGGCATATCCAATCCGGGCACTGGCGATACGCTGACGACGTTAGGCGGCTTAGATATTACGACATTAGGCGGCCAGAACATCGAGGCGATTCAATGACAACAACCGCGGTTCCGCAGATTGAATTCACGTCGACGGGCCTTGTTGTTCCCTCAGAGCCTGCGGTGCTGGCAGGCTGTCAGGCCGATTGGAACAGTGCCTTCGGCGGGATCCTTAATCCGGCGCTTAATACGCCGCAGGGACAGCTGGCCTCGAGCGAATCGGCGCTCATCGCGAATAACAATGCGCTGTTCGCGCAGATGATCAACCTGATAAACCCGGCGACCAGCAGCGGCTTTATGCAGGATGCGATTGCGCAGATCTATTTCCTGACGCGCAATCCTGCGCTCCCCACGATCGTGCAGTGTACGTGCGCGGGCCTTGATGGCACGGTGATCCCCATCGGGGCGCTGGCTACGGACACCAGCGGCAATCTTTACGTATCGCAATCGGCAGGAACGATCAGTTCCGGCACCGTAGTGCTGCCCTTCGCCAATGTGGTCGACGGGCCAATCGCGTGCCCGGCTGCCACGCTGACAAACATCTATCAGGGCATCAATGGATGGGAATCGATCACCAACGTAGCCGCTGGTGTGATCGGCCAGAATGTTGAGACGCCACAGGCTTTCGAATATCGGCGCCAGCAGTCGGTCGCACTGAACTCGCACGGCCCTGTGCAGGCGATCTACGGCGTCGTATTTGCTTTGCCGGGCATAACCGATGCCTACTGCGCCGAAAATGTCCTGGCCAGCACTGTCGATGTGGGCTCGACGAACTATCCAATGGTGCAGCATTCCATTTACGTCAGCGTCTATGGCAGCGCGACTTCGGCCGCTGTAGCCCAGGCGATCTATAGCAAAAAAGGCCCAGGCTGTAATTACAACGGCGACACGACCGTGGCTGTCACGGACACCAGCGGATATGAAGTGCCCTATCCGACCTATAACGTGAGCTTCCACTGGCTGACGAACACGCCGATCCTGTTTGCGGTAGATATCGCTAACAACGCATCGCTCCCCTCCAACATCGTCGGCCTTGTGCAGGCCGCGATCATCAATGCCTTCACGGGCGGCGATGGCGGGACGCGCGCGCGCGCTGGCGCACTTCTGTCAGCGGGGCGCTTCTATGCCGGCGTCATGGCGACAAGTCCCTTTGTGTCGGTCAATTCCATATTGCTTGGCAGCGCGAGCGCGACACTGACCAGCCAGCTGATCGGGATCGATCAGGAACCCACGATCACGGCCGCCAACATCGTGGTCAATCTGGTATGAGCGTCGCGGTCCCCAATGTTGTGGGACTGAGCCTGCCGGCGGCTACCACAGCCATGCAGGCTGCTGGCCTGATTGTCAGTGCCGTCCCTACGGCGCCCAGCACGCAGTATGCCGTAGGCGTGATCGCAAGCCAGGCGCCGCCGGCGGGCACGACCGTAGCCAGTGGCAGCAGCGTGCAGCTGGTCGAATCGATCGGAGCGCCCACGTATCCGGCGCAGTTCAACTTTGAGCAGACGATCATCAGTCAGTATGCCAACAGCCCGACGCTGATGCAGCTGATCGAGAACATGGAGCAGTATTTCGATCAGTCGGCAAACTTCGCAGAATTCTACAGCTTTGTGTGGAACGTCAACACCGCGCAGTATTGGGGCCTGGATATCTGGGGCGCCATCGTCGGCGTATCGCGCTATCTGACAATCCCGACGGTCGATCCGCCGCTGTATTTTGGTTTCGCTGACGGGGCGGTGCCGGCCGACAATCTGAACTTTAATGCAGGCCCATTCTATAGCGGCTCCGATGCGACAGAGACCTACGCGCTACCCGATTCGCAGTACCGCACGCTGGTGCTGGCCAAGGCACTGGCGAACATCATCGAGGCCACGATCCCGGCGCTTAATCAGCTGCTACTGAGTCTGTTTGGCGCATCCGGCCGCTGCTATGTGGGCGATCTGGGGAACATGCAGATGATGTTCACTTTCGAGTTTTTGCTGACGCCAGTGCAGTATGCGATTATGACTCAGTCGGGCGTCATCCCGCACCCGGCGGGCGTGGAAGCCTTTGTTCAGCAAGTGATTCCGGCAGGAACTTTCGGATTCGCGGCAGGATTGCAGAACTTCAACAACGGATCTTTTTTGTGAGCGTGAATCATGGCCGCACCTAGCCTTCCGCAACTGATCGCGATCCCCTTCGCCAATGGCGCGAGCGCTACGACAACGCCTGCGAGCGCAGCGCCAGGCACCAAGACTTATCCATTCCCGTCGGCCTCCCAAATCGGCACCACACCCGGGGCGATGTCTCTGACCGACGGTGTTCCGCCGTTGGCCATGACGCCACTCAATTCGGGGGGCGCCCCTGTATTGGGACAGGACGCTAACGGTATCTGGTTCCTGATGAGCGGCCATGTGGCCTTTCTAAATTCTGGCCAGCTTTATCCCTTCAATTCGACGCTATCGACTGCGATGGGCGGGTATCCGGCCAATGCCGTGGTGCTCAGCGTCGATCAGTTCACGCTGTGGCTGAACGCTTCGGGCGCGGCTAACAGCAATAATCCTGACACCGTATCGGCAGCCACCAGCGGCTGGGTCGCGATCAATAGTTACGGATGGGCCGCGATCACGGGGCTAACCAATGCGAACGTGACCCTGACCGCGTTGCAGGCCGCGTGCGGTGTGATCACCCTGGCCGGTACGCTTACCGGCAACGTGCAGATCATCTTCCCGACGTGGCTGCACGAATGGAAGGTGATCAATAACACGACCGGAAGCTATTCGGTCACATGCAAGACCGCTTCAGGAACTGGCGCGATTATCCCCCAGACCACGGGCAACGGATCGCCGCAGAATGTATTTGGAGATGGTACGAATTTGTACGCCATTGGGGGCGCTACCAGTAGCGGAACATTCACGGCCACCTATTCTGGTTTCAGTTCGGTGCCAGGTGTAAACACATGGCTGTGGCGCAAGAGCGGTAACGCAGTCACAATCATCGTACCAGGCATCGGAACGGGAACTTCAAACGCGGGCAGTTTCACGCTTACCGGCTTACCCTCATTTCTGTGGCCAGCCTATCAGCAACAGTTCGCTGTCGCAGGTCTAATGGACAACGGGACCGACACAATGGGTACTATCGGTGTCAGCACCGGCGGGACGATCAGTCTCTATAAAATCACATCCGGAGTTATTGGGGGCTGGACATCCAGCGGAGCTAAGGGAACTGATACTAGTTGGGCTTCGCAGTCATTCACTTATGCGCTGACCTGATATGCAGCTAACCCCCAATTTTTCACTCGAGGAGCTGGTCCGGTCATCGACCGCTATTCGGCTCGGTATCGATAACACGCCCTCTGATGAAATCATCGCTGAGCTGAGGCGACTGTGCGTGACCCTGCTCGAGCCGGCGCGCTCGCTCCTATGTGTGCCGATGCACACCGATAGCGGCTATCGCTGCTTGGCCTTGAACGCTGCCGTAGGCGGCGCCCCAGATAGTGCCCATGTGTGGGGCGGGGCAGCAGACTGGATCCCGGTCGGCATGAGTTTGCAGCTGGCTTTCGGTCTGATCAAAGCCAGCACGATTCCATTCGACCAGCTGATTATTGAGGCAAGTGACAGCGGGGCTAAATGGATTCATATCGCGCTGCCCGTACCCAACACTCTCCCGCGGAGAGAGTGTCTTGCGGCGACGGGCGGCCCAGTGAATTGGACATATGTACCGGCGTGAGGAAGATAGATGGGCGATCCAGAGACCGCAAAAGCCGCCGTTGAGGGCGCCGCATCGTTGCCGTGGTCATGGCACGAAATATGGATTGGGATCGGCACTGTGGTAACTACACTCGCAACGTGGCTCACGGGGCGCGCGGCTAAAACGGTCGGCACCGTGGCGAAGCGCGCCGAGCTGGTGCCCGCCCTTGCCACACGTATTGAAGCACTGGAGAGCAAAAATACCCTCTACGAAACCAAAGACGATGCCAGTCGCTCCTACGATCATTTGCGCAACGACATCGCGACCTTACGCACGGATATCAGTGATAAGTTTAACCTGGTGGCTGGATTGATCAGGGGTACGCAAAAATGAACGTGCACCCGGCGATTCATGGGGCGCTCAAGAGCATTACGATGTGGGCCGCGACGGCGCTGCTCTTGCTGGGCAACATCCTGCCTCAGCTGCCCGCAGTGATGACCGACTTCGGAATTGACGGCCCCACAACCCAAAAAGTGCTCAACATCGCCGGGGGCATCATGCTCATCTGCCGGATGTTGACTACGCAGAGTTTGACCGACAAAGGTAGCGCGCCTATTCTACCGCCTCCAGCCGCTCAACCACAGCAGGAGCCTAAACCATGAAATTCCCTTCGATCACCGGCTTACATCGAAAGATCACAGCCGTCTTGTCCGCCGCCTTCCTCGCGACGCTCTGCGCCTGTTCGGCTCTGAATGGCGCCAATCAGGCCGTCACGCAGGTCACCGACGTTGGCATCTCACTGCTGACTATCCAGGCCGTGCAGTCGAACTGTCCGACCTCGACTTATCCGAGCTTGCCGGCTTGCTACTACGCGCGCGCGCAGGTGATTCAGAACATCATCACGACGGTCGAGGCGGCGGCGACCAGCCCGACAGCGACGCTATCAAGTTTGCAGGCATCGATCGCGCAGGCCGTAGCGACAGCGCCAGTGCAGGATCAGGCAGCCCTCAATCTGCTGCTGAATCAGCTGGTGATCGCACTGAACGCATCCGTTGGACCTAACAGCGGGACCGGCGTGCTAGGGCAGTTGCAGCAGGCCACGATCACGACAGTCGGTGGCTGGATTACCGCCGTCACAGCGGGCTACAAAGCGCCGACTTCCTGATCCACGTGGAGCAGGATTGGTTCCGTCGCCGGCATCATCGGCACAAAGCGCCGTCTGCCGGCTTTATTATCGACATCATCGCCACATTCAAAGGTAACGTTATGGAAACAGTTGCATTACTCGCCACGCTCCCGGACACGCGAGTCGATGGCTCCGCGCTCGCCTTAGCCGCCATCGCTTCGGTCAGCTTCCTTCGTGACATTGGCGATGGCAATGGCCCCGTCGCCTTGGCGGGCGGAACCGTTGCTGGGCCCTTCGCTTCGGCGACCGTCAATTTCACGGACAGCGCGCCGGTCAGCGGAACGGATACGTACACGTTCAGCACCACGGATACGCAGACGCCGCCTGTTTCGAGTGCTCCCAGCAATTCCGTGGCGCTGTCGATCACGCAGCCGCCCCCGGCCTTGGCCGCCCCCAGCGCTGGCACGCTGACGGCCACGATCGTCGCCTCCTGATCCAATGCTCGCGCCAGCGCAGCTGGCAGTGCTTGTCCAATACGCGATGGACATGCACGACGGACAGCGGGGCAGTCTTGCCCCGCCGCCCGATCCGCGCCTAAGTCCCGATTGGATCCTAGTCGGGCATCTGACAGCCAAAGATTGCTTTTTCCGCATCGGCCCCGCGGCCTTGGGCGAAGTCGTGCACTATGGCTTCCTGGCCCAAAGCGCGGCCGATCCCGGCCAATACGTTGCCGTGATCCGCGGCACGGACGGCCTGGTCGAATGGGCTGAAGATGCCGAATTCCTGGCGCTGGCCCACAAGTCTGGCGGCACAGTGGAACAGGGATTCTGGGGCGTTTACTCGAGCCTTGTATATGCGCCCCTGGCGCAGCCTGGGCCACTCCCAGCCTATCTGGGGCTATCCCGCGCCATAGGGCCGGACGGGCGCCTTACCGTGGTAGGGCACAGCCTGGGCGCCGCCTTGGCCACATATCTGACTTACGATGTGGCTGAGCAGATTCCAGGGCGCGCCGCCGGCCGATTCTTCGCCAGTCCCCGGCCAGGCAATGCAGCGCTCGGGAAGGCTTTCGATACGTTGGTCGCTGACTACCAGGTATTCAACTACGCTCGGGACGTGGTCCCGCAGCTGCCCTACGGGCCGGACTACAGCACGCTGCCTAAAGTATCAGTGATCAGCGATCAGGCATCGCAGGCCATAGTTCGGGATTACCTAACCTGTTTCCATCACGTGATCTGCTACGCTGCGCGCCTGGATTACGCGCTGGCCGACTGGCATAAATTCGGCGATCGTGATGCTTCGTTGACGGGCTGCATCTTGGGCCCGAACTCGGAATCTGCCTAGCCGAGACCCCCAGAGCGCTAGGCGGACATTCAGCCGGCAGACGAAGCCGGCTTTTTATTTCACCACTGCCGATCCCACCATTCTTCCTCTGTCTCTGGCTTGCACACTGAGGCCCAGCATTGCCTCAGCATCCGCTTTAGGAAACTTGCCAGGCGGTGATACCAGCGCACGGGCTTAAGCGTTAGTGTAACGCCGACTTGTTTTGTGATGCGCATTTCGGTTCCGTTCGATAGGATTATTAGACGGCCTTTCAGGCTCGCTGGATTAGTGCTGGTCATCGTGCATGTGACGCGCCTTGGCTTGAATAATTTCATGGCTGCTTTCCTCCGGCATTGGTAGGTGGCGCTTCGGCCGGGACTTCCTCTAGGCCGCTCTCGTGGATGTAGACAAACGCGTTGACGTAGATAAACACCACGTCGCCACATGCTTCAAGACTCACGACTTCACCTCGGATGCGGGAGTGGAGCTACTGACCGGCATAGCCTAGCTCTATATTTTCGTGCGCGGCTTTCGAGATTTTAATTCGGTGCCGCTTTTCGGTTCCGTGCTTCTGGCAATAGCCCGGCAGATCGGCGCGGCTGACAGCGAGAAACGAGCAAGAGCAGGTCTTGTATTCCTCTAACCACAGGCGTTTTTTAGGTTTCTCGGTCATGGCTTCTCTCCCCCGGTTCAAGTTGTCACTCGGTGGATTCATCGGAGTAGTCGCGGTCCACGTCGCAGATCAGGCAATGCTCGCCGACGATGTCAGGCCCGTGAAGCGTTTCGGCCCATTCATGTTCGCAGTGCATAACCGCTTTTGTGCG